TTTGGATTAACCAATATATTACCATTTGGACCCGTATATGAAACTATAGTATCTTCTAAATCTAAAAATGGTAATGAATTTAATAAAAGATATGCCGAACCAACAAATTTCCCTGAAGAATTAGTCTTAGTAAAATCTGTAAATAATTGTTTATGAAAATATGGTGTGTTTAAAATATTAACCGAACCATTATTTAATATGTTTAAATTTTGACTAAATAAATTAGTATCGTAACCATCCTTAACCCACATTTTAGAATCTAACTTTGAACTTATAAAACCTTCTTTTGTATTAATATTCAAGAAATTTTTTATATTCAAATCGTCAGAATTGAATTGTTTTTTATTTAGATAATTTAAATATAAATTTGAGTTAAATGGATAAATTGATTTTCTATAATCTTCTGAAACATAACTTATTAGATTTTGATTTAATCCAGAATAAGAACTATCTTTTAATGATTTTACAGTTTGTCCGTATTGTTCTAAATTAAAATTATAGTTTTCTAATGTTTTTAGATAGGTTATTGTTGGTAATTTATCTTGTAAGTATGGATATCTTTCGAATGGTGAAAACGATAACAAATATTCATCAAATTTAGTTCTATTGGTTACGGTTCTTAAAATGTCTATAATGTCACTATCCTCTTTGAATAATTTTGAAATATTATCAAATTCATTTGTGGCCAATTCTTGAATTGATTTTGGTTGAAACGTATCTAATAAAGTAGCATATCTTGCTCTTTCAAATATTTCATATAAAATATTTGATATTGTTTTATCTCCATAAGGAACTGCATTTACAACATCAAATCCATTAGCAATATTTAATATATCAACATTGGGAGTATTGTTCTCAAAAACGTAATTTATTAAACCAACTCCACCTTCTTTTTCTGCCGTAGTATCAACTCTTTTTGTACCAATACCATGATAGTTTTCTACGAAGTCAACTTCGGGCCATAAATTAGGGTCTGTTGATTGTAATGCAACTTGTAAATCAGGGTCACCTGGATATGCTAATACTTTTTGTTTACCGTTAGAATCAATTTTTTTAATTTGAGGCCAAGGATATATAGGGTCTCCAATTGTTTCATCTGTTGCATAACCTTTTAATAATGATTTTCTTTTTTCTGCAACATCAAACGCCCTTATGTGTACATCTTTTAAAAGTTTAATATACACATCTGCATTTGCCATTATTACTCCAAAAATATTTCTGATTGTGGGATTGAATCCTATTCCTTTAGATGGGTCTCTTATAATCTTATTCATTTCATCCTCCACAAATGTTTGTAATTTGTTTCTTTGAGTTACAAATGCCCTTTCAATATCTAAAATTTGATTTCTTAATAATTCATATTTTACAACTATATTACCTCCTACTTGATCCACATAAAAATTAATATTTTGTATGTTGTTTAAAAAATTAAATGTTTGTCCTTTAAAATCGACTCCAGAAGCATTTAATTTATGTTCAGTAAAAATTGTAGTTTTATTTAATTTATTAGTATATTCATTTAAAATAGATTCCAATGATTTACTATTTTTTGGACCAATTATGTTTGTATTTAAATTCTTTTCCGTTGGTGCCAAATATGTTAATTTTGTATTATTAACTGTTGCAAAATTATTACTCAAGTATTTTTGAGCCCAAGCATCGATTGAAGCTAAAAAATTTTGTACTAATTTTTCAAATTCTTTTACCCCATCAAATATATGGAAATCAACTTTTTGATCTAAAATTTCTCTTTCTAATATTTTATCCAAAGTTTTTGCAACACTAATAATTTCTCTTAATGTTTTTGGATTTTGTAAAAAACTTTTGGGTAACAAACCTTTTGACACATAATCACTATAAACAGATTTTAATAAAGTATAACCTTTACTTGTTTTTGAAACTATCTTTGTTGTTTCGTTAGTGTTTCCATTTTGTTTGGTATTTTTTTCAGTTTCTATAGCATACATATAAGGTGCGTTTAATATACCTGTTAAAGGAATATCATTTAAGAACGCATATGTGGAACCTACAAAAGTTGTTGCAATTTCAAAATTACCATTAGAACCATTATACTTTGAATTGAACTTAGTTAAATGTAATCTATATCTAATAGCCTTACCATAATAACCTTTTACTGTTAAATAAAATATAGGCCAAGGTAAATGAAAGAAAGCAGCATACGGTGAATTTTTAGGTGAATCAAAAAGTGTCTTACCTCTAACATCCACAAAATTTATATTTACCTGTGGAATAAAATTAACACCTTTGATTACAATGTTTATACTTTCGATACCAAAAGTTTGTGCTGAAGTATCTGAAGAGTTATCAAACAAAGTGGTACTTTTACCATTTATATCTGTTTTAATTTGATTTTTTTCATCAAACGAATTTGTCCAACTTGTATCTAAATCACTACCGTTAGCGTTTCTTAAAATATTAAGAGTTCCTTTAGCAATTGATTGTAGATTTCCTGTTGTTGTTTGTCCACCATTTATGTTTAATACTGTTCTTGGTACTAAATCAGCCTCCAAGTTTACATACATAACCAAATTTTCCTGTTCAACATTTCTCATAGAAACATTACCCCCATCAACCACACTATTGGGGTCGATAAGAATGACATTGTTTTGGTCAACTTTTACAAGTATGTTTTCAGTCTTATTTAAGTTATTGTTCGCCATAATATAATTTATACAATTCTACACCATTTTTATAATCTTGTAAAGAATCTAATAAAGGAAATGGTATTCTTATGTAAAAATTATCGGGTATTAAAAATTCAATACTACCAGCTAATGGATTAGCTAACATAATTAACCAACCAAAAGTAGGTGAACCATAATACTCTTGTGATAACATATCCATTCTATCTTTACCTCTCTTATATTGAATATATTTGTCAGTTCCTTTAATAGGTAATTCAATTCCAGGTACTATTAGGAAGTTACCATCATTTTCAAAAAATTGATATCTATCGTAATATTGTCTACTCATTTTATGGTTTATAGAAATTTAATACATTTGTGGTACCGGAAATACCTTTTTTATTTATGAATATATTATTCAAATTATCTTTTTGTGTTGTATCCTTAACATCTATTTCTGAAGAAGTACCTGATTGATACGTTATTGCTTTATCATTTTTTCTAATAGGAAATTTATCTAAATTAAAAACTTTTTGTGGTGGTGTTTTCACAAATAAATCAATAATCGCATTCATATTCTCAATATCGGCAGCACTGAATACATCATTTTTTATGATTTGTTTTAATTCATCTTTACTTCCCGATAATAATACTGATAATATACTCTTTATTTGTTCAGTTGTGTATTGATTAGTTGATAATAAATCATAAGTTAAATCTTGAGTAAATGGTGTATTAGAATTATTCATATATGTTAAAACATTAGAATATTGACTATAAAAATCAGAACCACTAAAACTTGTTAAAGGTAATTGAGTGTATGTTGTTCCCGATATTTGTGCATCATGTTCATATTTTACTAAGAAATTAACTTCATCTATATTTTTTATAATATCATTTCTTGATGACTCTAAGTCTTTTATTGATTTAGTATCTACTATTCCATCAATTAAAGTTGAAACTAAATTTTGTATTGAACTTTTTATTATATTTTCAGTAATGGAAGATTTAGTATCTGAAATATCAAAAAATTCAAAAATAAATGATGTTATGTTTGTATTTGTTAAAGAATAATCCATTATTGTTTTTATTTTCCTTACAATTGTGGGAAAATCATTATCAGTATTTTGTAAACCTAACATCGAATATGTTAAAGTACTTGTTGGACTATTTTGGATAGTAATATTCTTGATAGTTCTATATTTTGGGTTTAATAATGTACTTGTAATTTCAATACCATATGTAGTCAATAATTTATTATATGTTGATTGATATGTATTTGTGTAATTACCAACAGTACTAAAAATTAAATTAACAAGATTTGTATAATCCATATTAGTACCCGAAATCGTACCAAGATATTTTCCTTGTACTACATTTACAGACTGGTCCTTCAAATCGGTAATTAATTGATATTCAGGTTTTTTAGTAAGTTGTTCTAAAAATTCTTTTGTAAATTGATCTGTTGTTTTACCATTTATTGTTGTTGTTGTAGATTCGGACCTTTCATCATAAATTTCAGTATTGGCAAAGAAATTAGATGATAAAGCGTTTTGTAATCTTTCAACTGGTTTTTCTAAACCTTGTCCTCCAATGAAACTTACTTGTAAAGTTACATTGGCAATCATTGGTTGGTATCCTATTCCTTCAGGATTCATATCCCATGGTCCATCGTCATATGTTATCCCAACATCTCTGATGATTATTTTAGAATGGTAAAAATCGCCAATTCTAACTACACAAACAGGAGGTGGTCCAAATGAAGTATTTCTTGAATTTAAATCCGCATCATCCGATAAACCTTTAATAGGTATTGTATCTCCAGGTCTTAAACATTGTAATAAAAATGTTAAACGACTATTCAATCCTTCTGGTGTTGTTGAGTGAAACCCTGGATGAAAATATTTTAATTTTTCTTTAAGAGAATCAAAAACTATTGGTGAATTATTTTCTAATTGTTTAAAATAAAAACATTCTGTTAATGTTTTCATTATAATTCTTTTCATTACATCAATACTTGGTTTCTTATTAAAAACTTGTGTATCATCTGGACTAACAGTTAATTTAGGTATTTTTACTGTTTTATTTTTTGTAGGTTGTTGTTCTCTTTTTGTTGTTGTTATAACAAGATTAGATTGTCTACAATAAAAGGCAACCGGTGCATAATTTTTTAAACCATAATTTGTGTAGATTTTTGTATGACAATCTAAATTTAATTCACTTCCTCCTCCACCATTATTTAATTTTGCATTTTCTCCTTTTGTACCAAAATAAACAGTTAATTTACCAGTATTACCTTTGTAACCAAATTTATCAAATGTATATTCTTGTACGGTATCTTTAAATTCTATTATACTTTTTGATGAATATTGTTTTAATTGTTCATCGGTTTTCCAAACTAAAGTTGGTGGTTGTGCACCATCTGCGGTAATACTTTTAAAAATTTCAGTTAAAACAGAATATCCTCTCCTAACTCCCAAATAGAAATTATAATTATCTTCAGCTACTTCAGAAGTAGAAGTAAATAACCAAATTTGTACATCTTGTAATGTATTATTACTTATAGCGGTTTTTAAAGTTGATAAATAATTTTTATAATCATTTATATTAGTATTAAGTTTTTCAAATGCGTTACTTAAATCTGTAACTTTAGCATCAATTGTTTGTCCACTTGTTGCAGGTACTATTGGTGCTTTTCCAAAAATAGTTTCTCTATCTTTTTGTGCATTAACTGATGTGTCTGGTATCAATTTATTTAAATCATTTCTTAATTGTGTTAAGTAATTATTTTTAGATTGATAATATGTTGTACCTAAATCAGAATAATACGATTTTGTTTGTCCGCTTACTCCTCCAGATGATTTTGGAAAATCATTCATGAAATATAATTCAGTATTAAAATTTGGAATTTGATTTGTTTGATCAGGAGCAGTATTAGGAACTTCAGTTGTAGTATCTGTAGAAGTATATTTGTATTTTTTAATTGTTTCTTTAGGTGTACCTGCATTCAAATATGCTTGTATTAAAGAAACATCATTTTGGTCCAATGTTGTATATGTTTGTATTAAACTATAAAAATCTAATTCTTCACATCCAGCAAAAAAAGCATTAATATAATTTTCTGCAACATCATCTGACATTTTACCAAAAACTTCTCTTGTTAATAAATTTAAAATACTCGGATGGTCAACTACCACTTTAAATGATATTTGTCCTGATCTTGATGCATTTTTATATGTATAAATTGGTTCTGGTCTACCTAAAAATTCATTTTCTTCCCATCTCGCAGAGTTTTGTTCACTAACTTTTAAATCATATGGTGGGAACCACATAACTCTACCACCATTAGGTCCTCTTTCACAATAAGGTAAATCCGATACTCTAAACCCATCTCTATTAGATGTTTTCCATGCTAAATTCTCAATTGAAAACATATATTTTTTTGCATAAAATCCTCCTCCATATGGGTATCCATCAACAATATTACTTGAATTGTCAAATGATTTTTTACCATTCGACATTGGTGCAATACTCATATTCCATGGTCTTCCTTTACCACCTAAAACACTACCATCATATTTTCTGATAATGTCAGTTCTTTTCATAGTATCATCTAAATGAAGGTATGGTCTATCTTTAGTCCATACTCTACAATATTCAACACCAGATTCTTGACCGTATTTATCCACATATTTTATCGCGGAACCTCTTGATATTTTTACATCACCTTCTTGGAATATTCTACTTGTTTGGTCAATAGCATTCGCAACATGAGAACGAGAAATACCTCCATCAGAAGGTAATGAGTTTAATATTTCTTGTGTATTACCTAAAATAGAATCTCTTCTATAATCAAATTTTGTTGATAGAGAACTTTCAAGAATATTAAGAGTACTACCTGATTCATTATTGTTAGCTCCTAAAGGGTTTTTTGAACCTTTACTATACCATGTTAAATTACCACCTATAGGACCACCTTCTGAATAATTTTTACTTTTATGAAATAATTCTGCAGAACCACTATCAAACATTAAACTTGTATAGTAGTTTCCTCGTACTGTTCTATCCCAAAAATCACTCATAGAGTATTTTACATCAAAATATCTATCATCACCTATGTAAGTGTTACCAGGGACTTGTATTGGGGATTTAATTTGTAATCCATTTTGTAGTACGTTATTAACCTCAGATAATAATGTGTAATTTGGTGAATATCTTGAATAACTTAATAAATCAAATAATCTATTTTTCTGACCTGGACCCATGTACTGAATCATTATGTCAGAAGGTCTTGGACTAATTTTTGGTTTTCCTTGTATTCCAACCATAGATGCAATTGCACCCGTGGCATCATTTAATAATGTACCTAATTGTAACGGATTTTGTGAATTGTAATTTAATGGATTTTGTGGATTACTTAAATAATCACCAGGTATAATACTATATGGTGTTGATTCACCTTCAACCGCAGATAAAAAATCTGTAGGTACTCCTGATGGATTTGTTGGGTTAATTGTAATAGAATAATTAGATTCTACTAATGGTTCTCTACCTGTTATAATATTTAATGCGGTAGCTGAATTACCATTTATAGCATCTAAAATTCTTACTCTACCTAATGTTGTTTTTTCAACATTCTGAGCTATTCTTGCATAAACAGGACCACTTGTGTTATTTTTAATATTATATGCGGCAAATTTGAATAATTCAGATTCAGTATCATAATTATTAGTATTCATAATACCAAATAAATTATAATCACCTGGTGTAAAATATGGATATAAACTTAAGTTCGCTCTTCTTGGTAAAGTATCAATATTCTCTTCAATAAAAAAAGTATCTGGTTTATATAAATTTAAAGATTGTATTCCTTTTAAATCACTCGTTCTATTTGTATCTACATTACCTAAAAATATATTAGGAATATCACTTAGATTTTGTTCAGGATATCCTGTACTACTAAAAGTTTGAGGTCCATTAGGTTGTTGTAAAGTTCTTCCTAATATCTTATCTCTAAAACTTTTTGTGGAATTAAAATCTAAAAAACTTGGCATTATTGTATTTTAATATAAATAGATTAATTCTATTTTTTATGTGCTGGATTTGGTGTTGTAAAATCTTTGGGGGACATTGAAACAAAATTAGACATGGATGTTGGATTTTTACGAACCCCATCAAATACAGAATCGGTAATAGTACCTTCAGATTTATGGTAAAATGTTACATTAACATTTTGTGTAGTAGGTTGTGTTGTTGGACTATTTTTACCAGTTACTTTATCCCATCCTTCTTTAGCAATGTCCAATGCTTTATTTGCGGCATTACCTATTGCATTTGTCATACCAACTATTTTATCTTCTGCCTCTTTTGATGAACCATATATATTTTTTTTCTTATCTTCTTCACTCATATTATTCAAAGCACTCTGCATACTTTTTCCAAGTTCGCTCTTTAAGAAAGCAGTACCTGCACCTCTAAGATATTGTGCTGTTTGAACTCTATAATATGATGCCACAACATCCAAATCTCTTACCATTTTTTGAGTTTCAGTTAATTGACTCATAGCAATTGCTTTAGAATCCATTTTTTCAAATTGTTTTTGATATTCTGTCAATTGCGTTACTTGTGAACTTGTAAGTTTATCCATTGCAATTTCTGTAACATTACCAAAACTTTTTTGTAGAGATTCGGGAACGACTATTTTCATCTCACCACCTTCCATACGTGACATATTGATAAGAAATTCCTTATCCTTGTCATTCATATTACTTGTAATACTGTTAGCCATTAAAGCATTTGTTGCAGACATTCTTTCCGCACCTGCTATTGCCGATTTTGTAAGTTCTTTATAATCAACTCCTAAAGCATTAGCCATTTCATGTGCCTTTCTTATATTGATACCTGTAATTTCAAATTTACCTTGTTCTTGATTATATGTTGCTAACCCTTGTGTGGCACCAATTAATGCGTCTTGTAATCCTTCCACATTATTTGTTGCCATATACATCAATTTGATTGGGTCATTAAAATCACCCATAGCACCACCTAATACCTGTAAACTTGCAGATAATTCAATAGCCTTTTCAGGGGTAAAAACATTATCAGCTAATTTGAATACTTGATCCATACTCATTCTAAATTCAACAGCCTTTTGGGACATTCTTTCTAAACCTTGTATTCCATTTTGAAAACCATATTCATTTAATCTACCGATTTGTTCTGTCATAGTTTTACTAACCGTTCTCGCATTTAAACCTAAACCAATAGTTCTTGTTGCCGCATTATCTAATTCTTTAATTGTTTTATCAACACCTAAACCAACTGTTTCATATTGTGACATGATATCGGCCATTTCACTCATAGTCTTACCTAAAACAGTTGCAACAGGTGCTGCAGAATCTAATATACCCCTATTAACTAAAGCAAATTTTCCTGAATTATCGGATAATTTAGTATAAAAATCTCCAAGTTCATTTATAGTAATACCATATTTACTTGCCTCAATTGAAGCTTGTTTCATATCGTCCTGTAAACCTTTTGATAATTCACCACTAATACCTGTCTTAGAATTAATTTCAGTTAATAATTTAGATTCATTTGTTAATTCTGTATTTAATGCTTGTATAACTTCCGCACCACCTTTTTGAATTAATTTAGCAGGATTTAAACCTCCTTTACCAAGAACATTAAGAATCGAACCTGCAGCATTTTGTTCTTCTTTTGCTCCGAATTGTGTTGATATAATACCATTTATACCATTCGCTAAACCTCTTGTAAAATCACTTAACATTCCACCTAATCTACCTACAAATGTACTATTAGCAGCCTTAGTAAAATAATCACCACTTGTTACATTTTTTATAGCATCACCTGTAGAACCGTATCTTGCGGAAGTTGGTGCCTTTTTAGATAATGTTTCAAAAACATCATCAGGCATACCGGCAGCCTTTAATGCTTTTTCATTACCACCATTAGCTTCATATCTTTCAGACCAATTAATTTTTGAATCTCCCATATCCTAATAAATAGATTAATTAACTATTTTCTGATTGTTTTTCAATTAGAAAGTTGATATAATATCTCCTTACAAATATCGGCATACTTAAAACATCACCATAAGTAAAACCTCTGGTAATTAAAAATAAAATCTCATCTAATTGAATTTTCTTATAATCCGTAGAAAGGGCGAAAAAATTCAACCCCAAATCCAATTTCAATTTGGACACTATCTCCTGATGGGGTGGTTACTGTTTGGGTTAAATCTAACCCTGGTTTATTTTCTGCAACGTATTTTCTAAAATCTTGAGAGTCTTTAATTGGTAAACTTTCAATGAATTGACGTATAGACATTTGTTCTTTATTACCCCCAACTGATTTAATCATAAATTCAAGTTGTTTTGTAATAACAGGTGCAACTCCATTACCATTCCAACTTTTTCTAATTTCATCAATTTCTTTTTCTTGTTTCATTGTTAAAAACTGAAAAGTAATGTTAGTCTTACTTTTTTCCATATAGAATGGATATTCACCATTTACATCTTCTTCTAATGTAAAATCTTTAACCTTAAGTTGACTTAAATCAACGTCTACACTAAATTGTTCATTTGTTTTTGGGTCATTTGCAGTTAATGTGTATTCTGATCCAAAAGCGGTATTTCTTAAAAATATTAAAACAGCTTGTCTATCTTCTTCTACAATTTCATCAACGGATAAATCTTTATCAATAATTTTTCTTTTTAATAATTCATCAACCACTTTACCTGAAGCAATTAAATTTTGTGATGATAAAATATTTTCATCTGCTGCAGTTAAATAAGCTACTCTTACTGATTTCTTTTTATTTTTATAGTAAATTCCTTTAGTTGGTAATTCTACTACATCGTATGCAATTGTTGGGTCTATTCTATAATCTTCCATAATATAAGTTTATACTATAACTATGATAAAGTAAAGTTTTTCAATAAAAAAACCGACACCCATTTCTGGTATGTCGGTTCATATAAATTAAAATTATAATATTAGTATACTAAGATACATCTATCCATTCTTAAAGTAGCTTGGATAGTAGCCAATTTATCGTCTGAGTAATCTAAGTTTTGGAAATCCAAATCAGATAAGAAAGTACCTTGTAAAATCCATTTTTCAACTACTACACCTGTTGGGTCTAATAATTCTAATTCTACATCCTTCTTATAACCAGCAGCATAACCCATACGACCTGTAACAGATTCTGCATGTAAACGGAACCATTCCATAAGTGCTTGAGCTGCAGATGGTCCAATTGGATCTCTGAATACTACGTTCATAGTTTCCCACTCAAATCTACCTGCAACATAAGTTGATGTATTTAAAAACGGAATTGGAGTAACGTTAATTTTAGCTTTAGGTCTTGCAGCCGATTGTACATACCATTCGTTGATACCCAAAGATGATGGGAATCTTAGTATAAATCGGTTGACTCTTTTCGGTTCGTAAGGAACCGGCATTTTCATTAGTAAATCTGCCATGTTGTATTAGTTAAGTTTTTTTTGTATTATTTACTTTCTTATAAATATAACAATATTAGAAAATAATTTTTTTTTAAGATATTATACGAAATACTTGATTTTGTCAAAAATTTTCCGTAGTTTTTTACAGTCACCCAGTATAACCAGTTCCAGTTTACTACTTTAATATAATATATAATATAAATACTTTAATAACCGGTTCCAGAATATACCAGTATACTGGGAAAATATGTTCCACGTGGAACATTTAATAAAAAAAGGAAGGTATTTCTACCCTCCTTTCTCTTTTTTATATCTCCTTTTAGATTAGATATTTTCAAATGAAGCTCCTGTTGGAGTGATAACAAACTCTAAATCAATGAATTCTAAAGAACGAGTTGGTTTCACATAGATTTTACCTCTAAGTGTGTTTGCGTCTATATCTTCAGGTGCACTTGATACAGTTACACGGAAGTCATATAAACCTCTTTCTTTCTTGATTGCTTCTAAGATAGGATTTACCAATCTTAAGAATTCTTGTCTTACTTGGTCATCATTTTGTTCAAATAACAAACGTACTGCAACTGCGGAAATTAATTTCCTTGCTCTTAATAACAATCTTCTTACGTTAATTCTGTCTAATGCAGACTCTCTAACTTGTAAAGTTTTGTTACCCCAAATGATTGTTCCTGTATCAGAGAAAGTGGCAATTGGGTTGATTCTATTTTTATATAAATTATCTCTTTCGTCTAAAGTTAATTTCTTTTGTGCTTTGATTGCATTTACTAAACCTCTTGAATAACCCGCAACCGCGAACCAAGGATAAGATACGTTGTCAGTTAAGGCAATATTCTTAACAACTTCACCTGTTGGTGGGATATATAATTGAGTTGCATTATCTGTATCTCTAATTTGTATCCAAGGCCAGTATGTTGCTGAATAGTTAGAATCAATCGAAACTGAATCCAAATCATCAACCACATTTGATGCATCTGTTTCATTTGGTGCACCAATAATATAAATTGAATCGGCCCTATCGTTTTCAATCATGTCAATTGCTTGAGTAACAAGAGAACTATGATTTAAGAAATCAATACCCGGTGTAGCAAATACGTTGATATCAACTGCCTCAGGATTTTGATATGTCATAATACCTTGTAAGTATGCATAATAATCCGAATTTCCAACTGTAGAACTGAATACACCACCGTTATTCGTATTACCTGAAATATATGTGTGAGTATTGAAAATATATTGGTCGGTGTTAGTTCTTACATTTCTGTAGATATCCCAACCATCAAAACCACCAAATGCAGCAAAAGTAAACTTACGATAGTTAATATCTGTTAATTTGTTATTTGTTGGGTCAGATTGACCTTCTAAATCATATGGAGTTGTAATGTATGTTGTTCCTGTAATTGTTGATGCGTTTGTTGATAAGTGGAAACCTTTTGTAGTTCCTGATGCAGTTACACCTTTAAACTTCAATAAATCACTATCATAGGTAAATGCATTTTGACTTGATAAACCTAAAGATACTTTCTTATATTTGTCACCACTTGACAAAACTGGTGTTCCGTCTGGCTTATAATACATTGTTTCACCTGGGTCAAAATAATTTGTTTTATATGTAACAGCACCTAATTTACTATCGTCACCAAAACTATTTTTATTTGTAAATCCTTTAAAACCAGCAGGTACCGCATCCACAGGAGCATTATCTGCCATAGTCAACATAATATATTTTGAGTTTAATGTATATTCACCATCAGATGTACCGATTTTGTTTGCAATATATCCTGCAACATCAGGGTTCATTGAACATCTTGAATATTTTTCTAATACTACTATATTATCATCAGTATCATTAAAATCACGTACTAATAAATCAAATTCACCTGAATCTAAATTAATATTTTGTATTGTAATTTTTACTTGATTGTTAGCAGATTCACCATCCGAAATAGTAATAATGTTAAACAACTCGTCAACTTTACCACCACGAACTTCAGAAACAACTGTATTACTCATTGGAGTATCAAATTCTTTTATGAAATCAGTAGATGCATCATCAACAACATATGTAAGTTGTAAACCTCTAATTTTACCTTGTTCGAAAGCGTTTTTCAACCAATTAGGATAAACCTCATGAACATAAACCGGATGGTCTACATATGATTGGTCATAATTCTCAACTCCCAAAACTTTAGTAATATATTTTGAAGATGTTTGATCTAAAGAAATTGTGAATGATTTATGTCCACCTGTAGTACCTGTAACATCAATTTGGAATTCTGCTAATGGATTTGATACAATACCACCTGTATCTGTTAATGAAATATTTGAGTTTTGTGTTACTTCTAAAACTAAATTTTCTTGGTGATAATGACCTCTTGATCTTAAAGCCGCAACTACAACATTATCATAGTCAGCGTCCATTGACGCCAAAAATTCATATCTTACAACTTGAAATCCATCAGTTACACCAGTACTTGGTACTGTAAATGTATAGCTTGCAACATCATAAATGGTTGTTTCGTCACCTGGAACCGATTCACGGAAACAGGTATTATACCATTCTTGTCTATTTTCATTTTCAGCATAAATTTTTCCTGTTAAAGGTGATACTTGTTCTTTATTACGATTCAAAAGTAAAAATTGATCATAGTTACTACCTTGAGGAACTAAACCAATTTGGAACCATTTTCCAATATCAGAATTTGTTAAACCACTAAATTTTTCACTTATATATGTTAATATTGGTGTACCGTCATATGCTGTTACACCTGATAAATCCACATAAATATCAGATGCCGTTGGATTATTAGGGTCAAACATGTGATCTGAAGCGGTATTACCTGTATAAGTTCCTGCTAAATACTCCTCTAAATGGTCTACTAAAATACCACCTTGAGAAACGATACCAAATGTTTTACCTGGATTATATCCTGTTAAACCTAAAACTCTTGTTACAAAAAGTTGATTTGACTCTTGTAAATAAGATTTAGCAACATATCCTAATTCATATTTTGGATTATTTGCTCCGTCCTTTTCAGGAGAAGTTGGTCCGAAATATGACTTATAATTGTCAAAACTCGAAATTAAAATTGGTTCGAATGCTGGACCTTGTAAAGTCTCACCCACTAAACCTAATGTAGTTACACCTACACTTTGTGCTACGAATGTTAAATCTACCTCTGAAGTGTAAACACCAGGAGATACAAAAACTCTGTTATTACTTGCCATTTAAATTAATTGGTTAAATTGTTTTATTACTTATCTTATAAATATCTTTGTTTTTACTAAAGATTTCCGTATTTTTTGTAAAAAGATAGTTATTTATCTTTTAATATCTTTTATATGGAAAACAATCAGAAAAACGTTAAAATAAGTGAGAAACACCACGAAATATTAAAAAATTATTGTAATAAAAATGGTTTGAAAATCTATAAAGTTTTAGAAAAACACATAGAAGAACTTTGTAAACCTAAAAAGAAAGACATCTACGGAGATGATTAATAAACGTAAGTGATACCGATTGTTGAACCGACTGTCGGTGTACCTAATAAAGTAACGTCTTTTTTACCCGTGATTTCAAATGATTCACCTTCAGTTTGTACCATACCATTAACATCTAAAGTAACAATACTTTTAATATCATATTTTAAGAAAAAATTGATAGTGTTAGAATATGTAAAAATTTCAGTATTGACTTTTAATAATTTACCAAAATTATCATATATAATACTATTTTTACCTTTATAATAGATTATTGTTACAACACTAAAATCAGGAACAGGTTCCGCTAATGTCACTCTTGATGTATACGCAATATGGTAATAATGAACGTCTTTAGTTTGAATAATACCATTTATGGCTACGGTAAATAAAGTACCAATTGGTTCACCCACATTAAAAACCGTTTGTCCACCGATGGCAGATTGATTACTTGTGACAATATCAACTGTCTTACTTATAAATTTTTTCGATACTGCATTTTGGTTTACAAATTCAAACATGGTAAATAATCTATTAATTGCGGGTTTAACCTCAAACTCGTCACTATCCATTAAATATCCAAGCATAGTAAACTGATAATTTTGTACGTAGAATCTACGTCCATCAATAGTATCAATTGGGCTATTGTCTTCAATTTTATCCAATACAATTGGAATATAATGACCTTTTATTATTGTATAATCTTGTCTTGAAGCAAAATGTTTCAAAACTATTTTATTAAATTTATTTAAATCCCTGAATTTACCACATACAATTGTTACATCAAATGTTACATCCACAGGGATTGGTTGTGGAATTGTATAGATATCTGCACCCATAGTTGTACCATTCCAATTAGGAACTGCAGCATAATAAATTTGATATCTATCAGGAATAGTTCTCTGAACTGATGGATTAGTACCAAATTGTACATCAGGTCTTCTAATTGTAGCAATGAAAGGTAATTTCATATTATTATCCTCATCACTAAATGACCAGTTCTGAGTAAACTCACCCCATCTTTGGATTGTTAATATTTTATCTATAATTGGAATTTGTGTTCCATCAGACACAACTTTAAACGTATTTGAAACATATTCTAAAAATCCTTTATCCAAATCATCATGTAATATTGTGTCAGGAAGATATGTGTCAGATTTAGTTATTTTATCTAACAACTCTTGTCTTCTCGCAACACCATCCGCCTGTTTGTAAATCTGAATATCAGTTTTTCTTTTTTTAGGTATTCCCATGTTAAACTCCTCTAAATGTAGTGTCTTGTGCTGGTGAGCATGTTATATTTCTATAATATGGCTTATAACCAAACATATTGTGTTTATTATCAGAAACAACTTTACCGTCGTTTGTTACAGTATAAAATCTTGTTCTTGATTCAGATTCAGGATAACCAATATAATCTCCATATCTAATATCAATATTCAATTCTTCCAAATGTTTCATATATACGGAAACAATCAAATTACCCGGTTCATTATAGTGTAATAAACCACCTTTATATGAACTATTTTTTGGTTCTTCTATTTTAACTAATCCATTGAATTCTACCGGTGGAAAATATTTGATTTCGTCAGTACCAACTTCAGCATATACATCGTCAATTTCAGTTTTACCTCTATCTACACGATATAAAACTAATTTCATATTCAAATCACCATGAAGATATTCTTCACCCATACGAATATGAAGGTCGAAGTCATCTTGACCGAAGAATTTTGATATTCTGGTGATTGGTAGTTTATTATCCATATCTTAATAAATAGTTGAATCTTCCATTCTATTTAGTTATATTATATATAATAGATGGAAAAGAAAATACCTGAAATTGAAGCAAGGGAAATATTGAACGAATATGAAGGTTCCAATAACGTTTTATTGGATTACAAACGAAAATTTGTGGAAGTTAAAAATTTTAAATTAACTCGTCCACAGGCGGAGTATGTTATAAAGTATAAGGATACAATTCCAAAAGTTGCAAGAAAATATATTGGTGTTGTCAATACATTTGGTGAAAAGATAATGGAAGATATGTTATTAACAAAACCTCCTGAAAAGATATGGTGTGAAAAGTTATTATGTGAGTCAGATAAGGCTTACCATATTTGGGGTAAAATTATCGATAGTCAACAAAACCACGCATTATGGTTACCAAAGTCTGCAATTGTTCAAGAGGAGAAAAAATTAAATCGTGTAATTGATTATTCCAAATATTCTGTTAGACCTCCGATGGACCACCAAAAAATCGCTATTGAAAAGTTATTAGCGAATAATAAGTTTATTCTTGCCGATGATATGGGACTTGGTAAAACAACCTCCGCAGTTATTGCTTCTTTAGAGAGTGAAGCTAAGAAAGTTCTAATTGTATGTCCAGCATCTCTTAAAATCAACTGGCAAAGAGAAATTGCCAATTACTCAGATAGACGTGTATTAATCGTTGAAGGTCGTAAATGGGGTTCTACGTTTGATTTTTACATCATTAATTATGACATTATTAAAAATTATCATACAACAGATAAATCTGAAGATAGTGACGATTACAAATTGTTGGTTAATGAAAAATTTGATTTGGCAATTGTAGATGAAGCTCACTACATTTCCAACACAACAGCAAACAGAACTCGTTTATTAAATGATGTGTTAGACCAAATTCCTAAAGTCTGGTTACTAACGGGTACTCCAATGACATCAAGACCAATTAATTATTTCAACTTATTGAAAATCGTGGAATCTCCACTCACATTAAATTGGCAAAGTTATGTTCGTAGATATTGTAAAGGATTTCAATTTAAAGTTGGTAATCGAAAAGTATGGAATACAAGTGGGGCAAGTAATTTAGATGAACTTCGTGAGAGAACTAAAAACATTGTTCTTCGTAGAATGAAAACCGATATTCTTGATTTACCTGAAAAGATTGTTACTCCAGTGTTTGTTGAGTTGAATAGTAAAATGTATGATGAAGAACTTGAGGAGTTTACTCGTATTAGTAATGATAAGAAAAATGATGAAACTATTAGTGTGACATTAAATCGTTTGATGAAAGTTCGTCAATTAATATCATATGAAAAAATACCATATACTTGTGAGATTATTGATAAATGTTTAGAACAAGGTAAGAAAGTTATTGTTTTAACTAACTTTACAATGACCTTAGATATGTTACATGAAAAATATAAGAAAAATTCAGTAATTCTTGATGGTCGTATGTCTAAGGATAGGAGACAAGAATCTGTAGATAGATTCCAAAATGAAGACAAAATAAAAGTGTTTATAGGAAATATTAAAGCCGCAGGTGTCGGTATTACTTTGACCGCCGCAGAAGTTGTTATCATGAATGACTTATCATTTGTACCTGCAGACCACTCACAAGGAGAAGACCGAGCATATCGTTACGGACAAAAGAATAGTGTATTAGTTTATTACCCTGTATTTGAGAATACAATTGAAAAGGTAATTTACAACATTTTACAAAAGAAAAAGAACGTCATTGACCAAGTAATGGGTGACGGAGAATATTCGGAATCGTTTAGTAAAGATTTACTTAAGAGTCTCCTTTAATAGTCATTATAGCGTCCCTTAATGTTAAATCTAAATCCTTGTGTTCAGGGTCACCAATTATAAGAGTTAATTTCTTATTTTCTAAATCCAACGTTAATACATTTTCACCTTCACCTGTTTTATAGGTAAATTCAAAATCATTTTTACCCGCCGTTTCAAATAAGTCTAATAGTGTCTTGTTCATAACTTAAATATAAGATATTTATAAGAATATATCAAATTATGGCTACAATTATTTCAGCAGAAGAAAAAGAAAAATTATACACCCAAGTATTTCACCTTTTAGGTATGCCTGTTCGTGGTATTGAACTTACCGAAGAACAAATGGATACTTTTATGGAATTATCTTTATCTGAATATGAACAATATGTAAGTGATTGGTTAATTGAATCTCAATGGTCAGCATTAGCAGGTTTAGATGTCGATACTCAATCATTAAGTAGAGCATTTACAAATCGTAGTTTAGATTATGAAACTCAATACACTTATGCTTATTCTAAAATCGTAGGATTACAAGCAGGTGGTGATAATGAATTAAAAAAGGATTTTTTTACAATTACACAAAATCAACAAGTTTATCAAATACCAGCTGGTCGTGAAATAAATGAACTTTTATGGTTCCAAAGAGCGACTTTAACAGATTCTATTGTAGATCCGTTCTTAGGTGGATTTGGTGGTCTTGGTGGTGCTGGTTTTGGTAGTGCTGGTGGTTTTGCTCAAACAGGTTCTGCGGGTTCATTTTTTATGATGCCGGCTTTTGACTTGTTACTTAGAATGGGTGATAGAAATATTAAAAACCGTTTGATTGGTGGTGATGTAACTTATAGAATTACTGCAGGTCCTGAAGGAACTAAAATGATTCATCTTTATAATGTACCTGGTGGTAAATTTGACTTTACAAATTTAAGAAGTAACAACTATCAAGTTTGGTATTGGTATTATGATACTATGGATAGAGATACTTGTTTAAAGAAAAACAAAGACGTTATTAAATTACCTTCTGATGTTATGACCGATGAATTAACATGGGACGAATTAAATAAACCTTCACAAAACTGGGTTAGAAAATATTTGATTGCTTATGCAAAAGAAGGTTTAGGTAGAATATGGGGTAAATTCTCAGGAGACTTACAAGTTCCTGATAGTTCAGTTAAATTAGATTATCAATCATTAATTACTGAAGGTAAAGATGAAAAATCTAAATTGATTGAAGAACTTATGGCAAGATTGGAAAGATTACGACCTGACAAACTTCTTGAAAGAAAAGCTGGTGAGGCCGAAAATCTTAACAAATCTCTTAAGTTCAGAGCAATGCCTTCTCCGTTTAACGTAATCTAACTTTCTATTGCGTGAAATGCATAATCGTGATTATTATTCTCGATTATTTCATCTTCATTAGACATAATACTTTGTTCTTGTAACGAAACAACTTTTCTGTTGTGTTCAACCCAAAATTGGTCAGCAAGTTCTAAACTATTTTCCACATACATAAAGTAAGGGTCTCTTTGTACTTTGTTCCAAAATATTACTTCACTATCGGATAAAGTCATAACCTCATCTAATTTATCTTGTCCTTCTTCTTTTAATGGGAATCCATTAACTAATTCACATTGTTGTTTAGTAAAATATTGTCTATCTTTTGGGTCATCAATTAAAATATCTTCTCTAATTGAAGGATTAAATGCAACAAGTAATGGTTCAACACGTTTATTAAAATTATTCAAATAACGAGGAACATTATAATCACCTTTTAAATCAGGATTATTTGTTATTTCTTTTTCATCAATCATATAACAGTTAATCTCGATGTAATCATTCGGCATTGGGTAACCATGTTTAACAATAAATTCTTCTTGAACTTTCTTTGATGGTTTAGCAATTTTCTGAACGTCCCCTGAAGATTTTTTAGAACCATTATTAATATAATAAATTGTATCACCTAAACCTGCAGGATAATCATTCAACATAATTAACTCCATATGTGCTTGACGAGACATTAAAGAACCTGCCTTAGTTGTCTTCATTACATATTTCTTATACTCCGCAATACTTTGTTTAACACGAGCTTTGTTTGCAATTTTTGATAATGGAATTTCTTTATTATAAATTTTACCTACATAATCATAATATAATTCTACGAACGAATGACCATCACCATTTAACAAATATTTTAATCCTTCATCTAAAAACTCAACAATATATGTTTGTAATTTTTTAGATTTGATTGTATTACCTGTTAATTTAATTTTCTCTTTACCTTTCTTCATCATTTTAATGATGTAGTTCTTACGAGAAACATTGATACAAGCCGGAGCAATATAGTCAATATCTAAACCCATTTCATTTCTCATGAATATATCATTGAACTCTGCGGTGTCCGCTTCAATACCCGTATATTCTTTTCCTTCTTTAACTAATTCATTTAATCCTTTACCAACGTATCTTGTATTTTCAATCCCATCAGGTGTCTCAAAATTCACACCATCCGTGTCCATTACGAGAGGTTTATAACCTTTCTTCATAAAGAACATAATCATCATACGTAAACACTGACGACCAATACAAGTAATAGTTTCACCCGCATCCATTTCTCCCCAAGGGAATACATGTGGAGCCGATAATGAACCAAAGTATGCGTTAATAAAAATCTTAATTGGTAATTGTTTACGGTCATACATCTCTGCCATTACAGGGTCCTTATCTTTTAATTCACCGGCAAGATGTTTATATTTAATACGAATATCACGGAAATATTTTAACATTGATTTTTGCACTCCCATTACATCACACGCAGGAAATACATCATATACTAATTGAATAGATGGGTAAAGTGATGCGTAGTCAAATTTAACAATGTTCTTTGCATAACCTACATTTAATAATCTTGATAATCCACCTGTGAATGCACGTTTCTCATCTTTAGATGGAATTGCCAAATTATTTTCATAAGACCATGCTAACATAATAATTTTCCACAATGTTGCAGTTCCCATTGTTGCAATTCTTTCATATGTAGTAGGTACCAATTTAGAAAGTAAAAATGTTGATTGAGAGAAACTATCATCTACAATCATAGTTTCATACAAGTCATCGTCAAGATATTGTTCAACAATTTTTCTACCTGGCCAAATCTCAAACTTGCCAGGATATTTTTGTAATAAACCTTCAGTACCAGGTTCTCCAATTTGTTTGTAATTTCCTGTTTTTGGATTTACATAATAACTTTCGTTATCAAGATATATTTTAGAAATTTTAGAACCTTCTACATACACACGATTAGGTTTTTCTTTTTCCAAATATTTTGTAATATATTTCAATCCCCAAGATTTAATCTCAGAGTTAATTGCCTGTGCTCTTCTAACTGAATGTGCAATATCAATAATATTAAAACCCCATATAACGTGTTGTGTGTATGGTTCTACTTCATTAGCGAGTTTTAATATACCTTCTTTTTCTTTCATTCCTTGTGATGTAAAGATTTGTGTTAAACCATCAACATCAACACCAAGAATTTGTGCACGTTTTAATATAAACGGAAAGTCAAAGAAAGCGGAGTTATATCCTGCAACAATGGTTGGTTTTAAATCTTTTATATATTGGAAAAATCTCTCAATACATTTCTTTTCACCATCTTCACCAAACGCAGGTATTGTTTCTTGTAGACCACGGTTATCCTTAACTCCAATCAAAATGATATTACAAGTTTCGGGATCAAGACCTGTAGTCTCAATGTCAAATACAAATCTATGAACTCCACCATAATCATCAATACCCTTAAATAATCTTTTTCTTTTTTGTATAAGATATTGTTCTACAGGGTTTAAGATTGTAAATAGGTGTCTACACTTTTCATCCCATGGATTTAATCCGCCCATTCTAAAGAACGATACTAAATCGGTATATGATTTAATACTTCTAACGATATGAGTCATACCATTCTCTAAACGCTCGTTGCCATGAGTATCTAACTTCTCAATTAGGATACCAAACTCACCCATACGTTTTTTCTGCATTGCCTTTGAGTTTCCGTAGAAATTCATACCGGTCAAATCACCTACCCATAAAAATGGAGTAAACGAATCAGGTTTAACAATTTTCCCTTGTTCAGGGTCTTGGATAATTTTGTAGATTGTATTTGTGGGATAATCGTATTCAACACCGACGATATACATTTCGTCGTCACCACCGTTTAAGAAGCCTTCAATAACTTCTTGAGAGATAACCTCTTTCATCTTATAATTTTTTTTAATGTGACGTATTAGCTTGTGATTAAATCACAGTTTGCCTTGATAACATTAATAAATATAAGGAAAAAAGGGGGTATTAAAAAATATTGATGTATAATTTTTCTTTAACGGGTAAAATTAACAAATTGGTTGGGTTTAAACTAATGTCTCTAAATTGGACATTCACCTTACCCTCAAATTTACCAGCTGTTGATGTTTGTTCCGATGTAAATCTATAAACAATATAATATTCTTCAGTTGTTTGATTATATAGTTTTGTTCTTGTTGTGATATTACAAGGTGCCGCTAATATAATAGGTTCTCCTGTATTATAATCATACATATCAAATGTAATTTCCGAGTTTTCCAATAAATCATTAAATGATGATTTATCGTTTTTTCCGTCATCAATCATTCTCATTTTTAGTATTGGGTCAGATGCCCCTTGTCTTATAAAAAATTCCATATGTTATAAATACTAAAATTTTTAATATAATTGAACTATTCCTCTATATGTAAATGTTCCCTTTATTACCAACTACTATTTGATAATTGGACTCTTTTCCAAATATTGTTAGTTCCACTTGTATAGTCTTCAAAACAATAATATATGTAATTGCCATCCGATGCAATCATACCATTCAAATCTCCTGTTTGTCCTTTACTTGTTGTTGGGTAATTTGCACCAAATACAATACCATTTGCTTTAATTAAACCATTAAATTCTGCATTTAAATTACTTCTTAATGTAAGTGCAGTATTAGTATGTACATCACCATCCGGACTTACATTAAAATCAATTTTACCAGGACTACTACCATCACCAATCGTTATACCATCTGCATCATCTGCACTAAAAACGATATTAGCAAATTCTTTATAATCAGTTCCTGCCCAACCGGTTGCTACTATTTCTAATAATGCCATACCAGGTGTTATATCGGTATCAGTATCATCATCACTATTACTACGAGCCGATGCTAATATTGGTTGAATTTCAGTTGAATGTCTGTGTAATATTAATTGACCAACGTAATCACTTCCATAATTACTAATTACTAATTGTGAATTATATTCAGTTCCTGCTACTGTTATATTGTTATCATCACCTTCAACATCACCAATAACCATTCTGTCGGTATCTACAATTGTTCCGGATACATACAATGAACCTGTAATTGTTTTATTACCAACCATCGTATAATTACCCGTTTGAGAATAATCACCAATTTGGGTCATACTACCAGAAATAAATTGGAATGATCCTGTTGCCGCGTTAAATGCTCCTGAACCAACCAATTGCATACCACCCGCAGATATTAAAATGTTTCCACTTACGTTTGATAATGTTGTATTTGGTTGTCCCACAATACCCGCGATGTTAATTGAACCTGATGATACGAATATATCACCAAATGGATTTGCTAATGTACCTAATGATGCACCTCTTGGTGTTGCTGGAATAATGTTACCACCTAATGTTGTTGTTCCTGTAATTGATAAATTACCATCAATAGTTTGATTACCATGAAAAGTATTAGAACCTGTTGTTGCCAAGGTTGAATGTAAATTACCAACGGTAACTTGACTTGTTATACCAGCACTTACAATTGGTAATACGTCTGTTGATGAAGGTGATGTTACTGAGGGGAGATCGGATATTCTTTTATCTGTTGCCATTATGTTTTAATTTTTGAGTTGTCTTCTTGTAGTAAATAACCACCATCTTCAGTTAAAAGATAAATGGTATACCAATTATTCCAAAATCCATTATTAGTTAAGTAATCTGATGCGTCGTTCCCTGATGTAAAATGTTGATGTGTTGCTTGATTGGCAAATAAAACAAATGAACTTTCTACAAAACCTCTTGAACGGTAAAAATCAATTGATGCGTGTAAACCTGGTACTTCTGTTGTTACTGCGTTTGATGGAACACTTCTGGCAATCACATATCCTAAATCTTCATCGGGACCCATCCACCATTTTACATTACCATAGTCCGTATCATATCTATCGGTTGAATTGGCAATTGCAATATTACCAACCTGAATTGTGTTTGGTATTGTTGGACCGTTGTTGTAAGCGAATAACCTTGTAGTTGCCATATATCATAAATATCTTTAATTAATAAATAGTATATTAAATCTTTAAGGTGCGGTACCCGCATCGTAAATTGATACAGTAATCACATCGGTTGTAGAGAAAGCAATACCATAAAAATCCAAAACATTTAAATGATATGATACTCTTTTAATTACCCTTGAACTATTCTTTGTTACAAC